AGTTTTCACCCAAATAAACTATTCAGGAAGTAACCGATAAAAGGCCCACCGGGGGGCTTACAATACCCGGAAATCCCCACTTCCACCACATATACACCCACAAACCCCAGCATGTCGAATCCTCTGCGCGCACCACAGCTGCCCATGCCCCTTGCCCAGGCCATTATAGCCGAGCATTTGGGCGATGCGTACTTGCCCCCCACGGTTCAGTGGGAGTCGAGACAGCGTGAGTTGCGCGAGGACGTGGAGACACTGGAGGGCGCCGCGAGGCAGCTCGACAGGCTGGGGTTTGAACGGCGGCCCGCTTTTGGCGTGCCGTCTCAGTACACGTTCGATAAGCGTTTGCGGAAGAAGAATGCGCTGGCTCTGGCGCACGTCACAGGGTTCAACGCGAAAGCGAAGAGCCGGTGGGTGGCGAGCGGAGTTATCAAGTTCTTGCAGAAGGTGCCCAAGGAGGATTCCAGTATTCCCGCCGCGTTTCGGCCGCATGCAGCGGTCAAAGCGATGGGCGAGGACCTGGGGTTCTTTGAGGGCAATGCGGAGCATACGATCGGCCGTTGTGTGAAGTACCTGAAGAAGCCATCAAGCACAGAGTTGAAGCACCTGGTGCCGGTGACCCAGCTGGAGGTGCAGGAGGCGGCGGAGAGCTGCGGCCTGGAGCCCGAGGCTGGGGAGCCGCGACTGGAGCGGGTGAAGAACCCGTCGGTTGGTGATGAGCTGTTGGAGGGAGAGAAGGGTGTGACCGTTAACCCGGTGGCCAATATGGGCTTCCCGCTGGGGGTCCCCTACTCGTATGTGGACAAAGAGACTGGTCAGGAGGCCCTGACAGTCATGGAAGGACTTATGAACAGCGTGAATGTGGAGCTGCAAGCTCTGCTGACGAAGTTCAATTCACTCAGGGGCGGGGGGAACTTTTCTGGAGACGAGTGGTTGAAGGTCATGGACCAGTGGTACATGGAGAAAATGCACCAGCAACCGTGGTTGGTGGCCGTACAAGGCAAGTGCAAGTCGGACTTTTACACCATGGAGAAGGTGAAGTCCATGGCGATGCGTTTCTATAACGTGTTGCCCGCACAGATCTTGGGCCTCATGAAGCCGGCAACGCAGGCGCTACAGCAGCGCAAGCGGAACATGCTTCACGGGGTTGGCTACACGTCGTTCCAGGGGGTCTCTTTCGCGCATGGGATGACGGAGGAGGTCGTGGAACAACTGCAGCTACAGTGTGACGCACAGGGTTATGGGTGGACCACGTGCGGCGATGACACCTGGGGAGCTGTGGTGACGCCGGACGGGATAGTGTTCTTTGCACTTGACTGTTCGTCGTTCGACCTGTCACAGAAGAGCGTGGTGACGCGGGAAATTCGGAAACGGGTTTATCAGCGGTTGTGTGAGGCGGATGTCGTGGCCGCGGCTTTGTGGTACTTGTACACGGAGAAGCGGCTAACGGTGATGGCGCACTCATGCGTGAGGCTGGTGACTGACGGCGGGCCTTCGGGCATTCCGCTGCAGAGTACCGTAAACGACGTGCTGATGACAGTGGCCCTACAGCGGCTCTTTCGGCCGCTGGAGGTGCTATTTCCTTCGAAGGAGGGGGGCCGCAAGGTGGTGGTCCTCCCGGAGTCGACGG